AGAAGATAATCTGGAATCAGTTACCAACCCAACAACTTTAAAGACATCACCAACCCTATATGAATATCCTGGTTTTGTAATTTCATATGAGCGAATTTGGAAGTATGTTGATCCAATGCCAGTTGCTGCATAACTTGGACCAACTTCAAGAGTCATTGACAATCCAATACCAGTTTGAGTTGTATTGCCAAGTCCTAGACGGGAAACACCTATTACAGGAAGATTTTCATATGATGGATCATTGATATCAAAAACAATATCACCATATCCTTGTCCCCCATCAACAATTGATGGAATTAGTGTTCCACCAGCTCCAACAGAAACATCAATTTGTGCTCCTGTTCCTCCAGTTTCACCAATATTAACTGTTATTGTATTAGTTGTTGTAGATAGAATTGTGGTTGAAATACCAGAAACTGGATCTGTAGGTCTTGGGTAAGTTCTTACCGTTTGATAATTATCACTAGAGCACCTAAAGGATAGTGAATTATCGTCAAATTCAATAGTATTAGATGTTGTTAAACCATGATTGTCTATTGTGAGAACAAGAATACCAGTTACTGGATCATAATCCGCATCAGTTGCTGTGTGAGTTGCTGTTGTATCGTCTGTAATTGAATTAATACCAGCAGAGACAAATCTATGTGGATAGTATACGTTTGAAACTCCAATAGAAACATTATTATAATATCCAGATCCAAAGGTTAGTTTGCTGTAATATTGATATGCTGTTCCCTGTCCAACATAACTATGTGCTATGGTACTTACACCAATGTTGACATTAAATGTTGTTGCTGAAACAACTCCCACAACAGGAAATACGTTGCCAAGTGTTCCATCTGGGAAAATCGTAGTAGTAACTCCAGCATGTGCCGAATCACATGAAAACTCTAAGTTTTCTAAGTAAACATCATTTTCAGATCCAGTAAATTTATGTGGTGATGATGTTGTAACTTCAAGTATACCAGTATTTTGATTGTAAACTGATGTACTAATTTGATATGCTTGTCCGTAAGTTGGAACTCCGACAATATTTGTAATCACACCTCCAGTGGTTTCTGCTCTGAGTTTTGCTCCAATTGGTGGAGCATAACCCAATCCACCAGTCTGTGCGATAGATATAACAACGCCACCTCGTGGTAATTGGTTTTGATTTACATCAGATTCAATAATGATAGTATCATCCGTATTAGGTCTCTTAATACCAGTAAATGTTACGCTAGAAATTCCAGTTGACTCTGTTTCTTCAAAGAAGTAATTATTACCAGCATTATTTGGGGTATCTGGAGTCTGGAATATATCATTAATAAAGACTAGATTGCTACCAGCCTCTAAACCAGTTGTATTTTGACCCTCTTTATATACTGTAAAGGTTCTTCCAATTCCATTGAACTCTAATGAAATATCATCATAAATTTTATTATCAGTATAATCTTTACGTAAATAAACTCTTCCATTGAATGACGATTTAGGTAGTGCAAGATTACTTGAGTTTAATCTATTATTATTACCTTTACCATCTGGTGCCTCGGTAAAGTGAATTTTATTTCCAACTATGTTATATGCACCCTTATAAATTCTAACAACACTTCCATTAGAGTGTGTAGTTGCTGAAGAACCAACAAATCCTCTAGAAACCTCAATAACTGGTACATCTCCAGTTCCATCAATAGGACCAACATTAGTTGTTCCTAGTCCAACGTTTTTGATATTTAAGAATTCATCATCTATCTTGAGAATATCTTTTGGTTTAATTGAAGAAATTCCAGAAAGAGAGAGGAAGGTTATACCTGCACCAATGGTAGCACTGTTATTCTCTAAAGTATAGGTCAGTGGAGTATACATTAAAGGATATTGTGTTACTCCATCAATTGTAATTAGAGTTTTTTCAAGTTTCTTCTTCATCTCAAGTTCATGGCGATTTCCACTTCCAATAGAAGTGAAAGTTAAACCAATACCACTTCCTCCAGCAGTTCCAGATAACTTAAACTGATCTTTAGATAATCTAATTGCATATACTGTTGTTGGGCAGATATCAGTCGTTATTCCTGTGGAGTACGATTGCCTCATTGTAGATGCAGTAGAAACTCCATCCAACTCTATAGCATAAGATTCATCTGTCGAGTAGTAAATTATATCCGATCCACCTGGAATCGTCTCTGTTGAAGTAATCGAATTGATTCCAATAGATGTGATGGTTCCAAAACCAGTATTATCTCCAGAGAATATGCCAGCACCAACGGTGAGAATTGAAGTGTTTCCTACCCCAGTAATTACTGTGGATCCACCACCAATAACCTGACCGATGAAGAATGTATAATTTGTAGAAATTCCAATAACTTCCGTAGTACTTGAAGGAACCGATGGACCAAATATCAATGAATTTGTGGTAATTCCTGTTGTATTAGCAATACCCGTAATCGAAGAGAAACCAACAATAAAGTCTCCAGTAAATGTTGAACCAGAAACGATAGTTTCTCCAATACCCATTGGTTCTCCATCAATACCAATTAAAGTTGAGTTTGGAGTATAAATTAACTCCTCACCAGTTTCAAAGAAATGGTTATCGATTGAGAAAATTCCAGTTGCTCTATCTAAAACACTAGAATTATTTGGGTTAAATGTTTTTTCAAAGATAGGAATTCTATTATAATTCAAATCAAAATCGAGTTTATCTTTACCAAACTCATTAATAGATCCATAGAATGCATTTGTTATGTTTTCTACCGCGTTGCCATAAGTAAAATCTTCGGGAACGTTAAATTCATCAATATCCGTGTAAATAAATTGGTTGAAAGATTGGACTGTAATGTCATCAGAAGAATAATCAGAATCTGGATAGAACTTAACAACAACATCAGTACCGACCATTTCAGAACCAAAAGTTCCAATTCCAGTCTGAGAACCAACGGATATGAATGGTGAATGTTGAATATTTGTTCTTGTCTGATCGGCAACAACTAATAAATTATGTAAAGCAACTGTAGAACCAACAGAAACTTTAATGATAGATTTTAAAGTAGAATCTAAAATACTATCAAAAGTAATAATGGTTGAAATGCCAGAGGTAATAGAATATTGAGAATCAAGTCTTGCAGTTCTTTCAGTACCATCAATCTGCCCATCAACAGTATATCTGTATGTTCCAACTCCAGCAGAAGTTGAACCAATACCAACAACTTTTGTTTTAACTCTTACGTTATTGTTACTATTTTCATTTTCAAAGGAAAGTGAAATAACTCCACCATCCACATTTAACCCAAACGTTCCAATATAATTTCCAGATACTGAGGTTTTTTTGGTATCAAAGTAGAACTCTGAAAGATAAGTGTCCTGCCCGTCATAATGACCTGCTATTTCAAAGTAATTTGATTCATTTGTAACGGTATCAACAACGTGTGCAAATGCATATACAGTATCATAAAGTGCCGACTGTGCTTGGAAAACAGTTGTGCTTACACCAAGAAGACCATTTCCAGAAGATGGACCTACATTTTCCGTTATTGCAGATAGTCTTGTAAAACCAATTTCAGTGAATCCAATACCAATTGTAAATGGATCACTAGTAAATGACTCTCTGTAAATTTTGAGATTATAGTTAAAATCATTTGGATTGATAGGAGTGAATCTTAAAATTGGATCTCCAACAGATCCAAAATCTCCAGAAAAATCTCCTATTTTTTCATCTGTGAATAGATCAATTTTGTTTAAAGTAAATGTACCCTGATAATCGTTTAAAACTACAACTTCACTAACCTGAGTGCTTCTCTTTTCCTCATCCATAACTTGAACGAGGAATTTAGAATAAAAGTCAGTAATTGGATATTCAATTGTATCCGTAAATGTTTCTTTATTGAATTCTGAACTAGAAAATCTACCACTAATATCGTCAATTTGTAGAACTCTGTTTGATCTACATTCAATATAATCAGCTAGTTTTTTATTTTTAAATATAATGAATCTAGAAGAATCTTGCGTTGGATCATAATCCAATGCTAGGTCAAAATTATTAATAGTATCGACTCTTCTTTCGGAGACAAAATCAAGAACTGGTAATAGTGATATTGAAGATGCGATAGAAACATCTGCTTTAGAGAGAATTTCAGTATCTGCAAAGTTTTTCAATCCAGTTGGGTGAACTAACTGGTTGACTTTATCACGCATCTCTTCATATTCAATAGTACTCTTAATTGTGTAAGAGAGATTCTGATAGTAGTCATTATTTGGTAATACCTGAAGATCAAGATTTAGTTTTCCAGTATCATCCTTCCAATCAAATTCTTTTTTATTGGAATAGTCTATAGTGAATCTATTTTCATTTCTATAGATATTATCAATAATTGCATAGTTGCCAGAGTTAACTCCTTTTATCTGATCACCAATTTCTATCTTATAGTCGCCAGTAACTTTGATAAAGTTCTTCTTAACTGTTTTTACTTCTAAGTCTGTCGCTGTATCATTTACGCGCAAAAGTTCTCCATCAAAGAAGAGACTTGGAACTCTTGTTATTCTGAAAACTGGATAGTTTTGTTCTTTTATGATTGAATTAAATGATGTCGTTTGAATGGTTACAGCAGTTCCTGCATTTTCAGTAAACTCTCCAATATTATATTTTAATATCGCTGGATTTGAATTTGTATATTCGGTAACTTCGAAGAAGTTGTATCCATTATCTGCGGAATTAAAACCTGTTCCTGGAGAAGTTACATTTCCTAAAGCATCTGTAAAATCTTGCTTTTTGATTCCTTCTACAAATATTCTATCCCCAGATTTAAATGGTGGATTAATAAATCCATCAATTGGTGGTGTACTTAGTTCACATTCTACTATACCATTACTGTAAGATAAAATTCTCTCAACCTGAATACCATTACTATTATTAATTGTAAATATTCTGTGTTCAACATCATCCAGACCTTTTGGTTCTTCGACAACATCTACAGAAACAATAGTATTTCCTTTGAAATTTGCAACAAGAAGACCACTATCAACTAAAGTGCGGTCATACATGTTAATAATAATTAGTGATGGAGCAGAAATGTAATTTTTTCCACCATCAACTACATCAATGTTCTCAATTTTTTGGGATCCAGTTAATGTTAATAAAGTTGGAATTTCTGCTTGAGGTCTTAAAGTCTTATCAGAAGAATAATCAAATCCTTCATTAATAATTCTATATTCGTTAATTTTACCAATATCCTTTGTATTTGCCCTCAATACCGCGTTTGATCCAACACTAACTGCAGATCCAGTGCTTAAACCTACAATTCTTGGTAGAACTTTATAGTTAAATCCAGAAGATATTATATTAATATTTTTAATTGGTCCAGATGCATTGAGTGAAGAAGTATCATATTCTATGACTTCACAATCTGAAGATTGGTATGAAAGTCTTTCTGGAATCTCATTTAAAGATATGTTGAATGTGGTATTTCCAATTCCAAAAACTTCATATTCTCCATTATAAAAACTATCGACATATAAAATTTCTGAGTAATTTTTAACATCAATATCTGGTTCAATTAAAATACCATCTTTTTCAAAAGAGTAATAAAGTTTTGTTGGCAATGAATCATCATGGTTGATAGTAATTGAATTTGAAGAACTTCCTTGAAGATTAAAAGAACTTGTGCTTCCTGTTGAAACAAATTCACTATTCAAATCCTGATCGTAATAAAGTTTAAATTTATATCCATCCAGAGAAGAATCTGGAAGATTAATGGAAATATTATTGTTATTAGTTATTTTTAGTTGTGGATTAATGAGACTCAGTTCCTGACCTGAACCTCCACTGTTTCCAATACTTACAATAACTGGAGGATTTGCAAAAACGTCATTATAAGTTTCTGCAAGTTTAATATTATTACTATCAACCTTATATACAAAATAACTACCTGTTGTTAAACCACTTGCAACAAGATCGGAAGAATCATAAAAAACCTTTTGTCCAGATGAAAGATTGTGATCCCCAATATAAATCTTGTCGGTGGTGATATCTACCTTAGATGATGAGAATCCTACGGTATTTACAAGTAATTTTTTATTTGAAGCATTATACTTAATCCTAATCAAATCTGAAGATCCAACACCAACTGTTTGTTTTGGTTTTACTGTTAGATTAATTTTATCCCTGTCTTCTAGACCATGATCTGTTGATATAGAAACTTTTGCTTTGATTCTTCTAGCAGTACAAGTTAATTCTGGATATGTAGTATCTAAACTATATTCATAATTATCAGATCCATTAGCAGTGAAGAAAAGACCGCCAGAAGTTGAAGTTAAACCAACTTGAGTCGTTAAACCAATAAAATCTTTGGATTTATTAATTACATAAACATATTGACTTGATCCAGAATTTGGTAGATCAAAAGTTGATCCAGAAGAAGTATCAGAAGCAGTTAGTGCATTTGCGGATTGTGGTATTGATAGTAATAGTTTTTGGTTATTCCTAAATGAATGATTTGGAATATAAATGCTTTGTACTGGAATAGAAACCGTTTTTAACGTATTGCCAATATAGAAACTTGTAGAAGTTTCGGTTCCAGTATTAATACCAACTCCAACCGATTGCTTTGGATTAAAGTATGTTTTTTTATTCTTTGTTGATTCAAAATATTCACTTGATAGAGAAATAGTGAATGAATCAGTAAAGTAATCTACAATATCTCCAGAACTATGTGAAATGGTAGCATTACCTCTTCTAACTCTCAAGATATTATCAGAATCAAATCTATTAAGAACCGAGAATAATTCTGTTCCAATTCCAATTGTCGTACCAGATCCAACGTTTAAACCAATTGAAGAAACGTAAATATCTGTTACAACCCCAACATTTGCTGGAATATCTTCAGCTAAAGAAGATCTTTCCGAAGAAATTCCAATTTTGTGAGAGTCTACTAGACCATTTAAGAACGTAGAAACTCCAGATATCGAAATGTTATCCCCAGAAGAAAATGAATGGAAACTTGGAGTATAAACTCTTAATGTTTGTTTATCTTGCCAAGTTACAACAGAACTCTCAAAATCATCATATGTTGTCTCAATTTTGCTAATATTGTAACCTTCCAATTTACTAACTTCTGCAGAAGCACCGCCGCCATTAGTTCCTTCATTTTCAAATGTAACCAGGTTACCAATTTTGTAGTCTTGACCAGGATTCAGTACAGTTACTGTCTCAATTCCACCCTCAGAAACAGATTCTACTGTTGTAATTTGATTAAAGAATTCATTAGATTCTACTATAAAGTCACTACCAGAATATTTTTGATTAGTTCTATATGGGAAAGTATTTCTAACTAATGATGAATTGTTAAAATCAAATGATTGATCTACGATATTCTCTGCTGGAGTAGATCTGAAAGTATTACCAATAAAATATGGGAATTTTGGTACTAATTTACCAGTGGGTGCAGCAGTTGCAACACCAACATAATATGCATAAACACCTTCTGGATATTCTGGAGTTTTTGCAAATCTTCCATTGTGCTCATCCAGATCACCGTTATTCACATATTTGTAATCGTTCGAAAAGAATCCCAGTGGGAATACTGATGTGGATGGTCTATTGTATACATTTGATATTGATTCATTATATCCAGTTTTCAGGGCAACAATTGAAGAATTATTATCTTCTGGATCCGAATAACCATATGGTCCATAAATTGGATTTCCATCATAAGCCCATCCAATAACCTTGGAGTGTCCTGTATCTGGATTTGGATCTGAGAATGAATTACCTTCTCTTTCAGTAGAATATCCAACTACACCATAAGAAAGATTATCTTCATACTCAGATAAAATTTCATCGGAAAATTTTCCAAGATTATTTACACTTAAATATCTTACATTTGGTTCAATTACAGCATTTTTTCCTGGTGGAATTACAGAAATAGAAGTATTTTTATCTTCATAATTTACACCTCTATTAATAATAATGACATCTTTGATAGTTCCATCAATTACAACCGCTCTCAACTTGCACCCAGAACCATTTCCATTTACTACAAGGTCTGGAGCAGCATTATAATATTTTCCACCATTTTGAACTTCAACGGCAACGATAGAACCAGATTTTATAATTGGTTTTAATTCTGCACCTACACCGTTTCTAATGGAAAGTGATGGTTTTTTGTGGAAATTTAAAATATTTGAACCATAGTTGGTTCCACCATCATACAAATATGCATCAACAATTTGACCCCTTACTTGAGGAGTTGCAGTAATTGTACCAATTGATGATCCAGTAAATTCTGCATCGATGATAATCTGTACTGGAGGATATGAAAATTCCTGGTATCCACTTCCAGTCGACTCAAATTTTACAAACTTCCTTCGCTCAAAGTCTGTTGTTGCGGCACCGACTGATCCAGCATCTGCCAACTGGAAGTCAGAATCATTTAGTTTTATAACCCTATACTGTTTTGATGATGTTAAACCTACAATTTCTGAAGTTTCATAAGAGTAATTTACCAAATCTCCATCTTTGAATCCATGATTATTAAATACAATCTTGTTGTACTCTGTAGATATTCCAGAAGTCTTCACTCTCAACCTTCTGTTTTCATATCCACTTCCTGGATCAATAACTCTAATTTCAGAAATTACATCCTTAGCGTCAAATAATCTAAACCTGTGAGTTCCACCAGTATTAATTGTAGTAAAACCGACCGTATTGATTCCAGCTAAGTAGTCTTCTTCAGTTTCATATAAGTGAATTGCTCTAGTGTTTATAACTTGTGGATAGTACGTTGCACCATTAACCAAATATCTTCCTTGATCCGTATTTGAGAACTTAAATGATCCAATACCTAATGGTTGATTTCCTGCAGGATTATAGACAATCTTTTCCCCATCCTGCAAATTGTGCCTCTCAAGGAACGTTATTGTTTCATTACTAATATCAACTCCACCAGTTGCTGCTAAACCAACTTGTGTTCCATTAAATTCAATTTCTCTGAATTGCTTTGAAAGAACATGCTGTAACTTAGCACCATTACCATTTCCTCCAGTAACAGTAACAGACAAAACTCTATTAATGTTAAAATTCTGAGGGTCTACAATTACACTCTTTACGGATCCACTAACAACTGCTTGTGCTTCGGCAGTTGTTCCAAATCCAACAGGTCCAGAAATTACAATTGATGGTGGATTAATTACATCATAATCATCTCCACTATTGTAAATTTTCAAAGAATCTATAGGACCATAGTAAATTCTATCATTTGATTTGTAATTAATAATATCAACACCATTAATTAACTTACCAACTACACCAACTTCAGTTGGAACATTAGTTTCTGTTTTAATATTTGGATCTAGTGGGAATTTTGATAGTGATTTTTTGGGTACTAGAGTTTTATTATAATGCTGTAAAATAGTGAAATTGTGATTTGATACTACTTCATATTTGCCAAATTCAACATAATTTTGGGAAGAAATAAAAGATCTCGCATTATAAAGACGAATTTTATTCTTTCTTCCAGATTCTTCTAGAACTTCAACATAATAGGTATTGCCTAAGACTAACTCTGGGAAAGCATCTTGATCCCCATGATATATGATTGCGTCTCCAGTTACAAATGGAACATCATCGTTGAATGATAGTACGGAGTATAAATCTGTTAGTCCATTATAATTTTGGAAAATATTATCCAGATTTGAAGACGCTGTTATTGAAATATTCGCAGTAGAAAGTTTTTTCTTTATCTGATAATCTGGTAATGAATTTGATGCAACATAGATAAATTTATCATCTTCATTATATGTGTTCTGAACATTTGAAATAATATTAGGAACTCTTAATGGAGTATTTGATGATGTAGCATAAGCATACTTTCTCCTGATACTCAGTCTTCTATTTGAGACAACTCCGGTAATGTTTTTATTAATTTCTACTAGTTTAGAATTTATTGCAGTTACAACTGCATCTGCAACAACGATATTCTCGGAGTTTCTATCTAAAACATCAACAGTATCACCAACCTTTAAACTGGAGATATCTGGTTGTTCGAATAAAGTTAATTGGTTATTGTTAAATGAATTTACTTCATAACGAGATCTTACATTATAGATCCAACTATTGAATGAGAACTGCTTATTATTTTCATTATTATTTTCTACTTTATCACCAAGGTTTTTAACCGAAATATTATCACCTTCTAAAAGAAGATTGAATTTTTCTGGACTTTCAATATCAGAAAGAACACCCGTAACTCTTAGTTCGACTCTCTTTGATGGATCTCCATTTTCGTATCCATAAATGATTTTATCCGATCTGATGTTATCAGAAGGATTTATTGATGTGTCAACTCCCTGGCAACCAAAGAATTGATTAATACTTTTATCGGTATATGTAATAGTATTGGATCCAGAGACAAGGTTTCCTGATTCTGGGAATCCAATTGTACTATCAACAGTAATTACCGAAGATCCAATAGAAACATTATCAGAGACTATAGAACTTGGAGTAATTTTAAAAGTTCCTTCAATTAGACTCTTTTCATCATATCCAGAAAAAAGTTGAATTTTATAAAAAGTTTTTTTGTTTCTTGTTATAATCTCAACTTCGGAAACTGGTCCAGTAGCAGAATCATCAATATTTCTAATCATCTGACCGACCAATCTTAGTGGATCGCCAGAGATTCTTTCTGTAACTAATATTTCTCTTCTGATAAATTCCGCATCAGATGACTTTAAGAGAAAATCTTCAAGGTTTATAACTTTTGGTGTAACACCATATAAGACATTGAAAAGAATTCTAAATGATTCATCAGTTCCTTTAGAAAGATAAAAACTGCGAGCACTTTTTATAAAATTGTTTACATCAAGTTCAGATACAAAATCAACATCTTCAAATCCAGGAGCAAGAAGATATTTTAATTTTTTGTAGAATTCTTTTAAAAATAGAGCACTTAGATTTTCTACATTAGATTCATTAGAGTGAGATGCTGCATCTGATGTAGAAAAAACTAATTCTTCTGGATTGGTTTCGTTCCTATAGTTTGTAACACCACTAAAACCACGTATACATCCAGTAAAACTATTATTTGTAATCCCAGTATATGTTATAATTTCATTATCAATCTTGAATAGACCATACTGTTTGGGAAAACCTTTGGTCGACTCAACATAAATTACATCATCGGATTCGGAGACCGAACTGGTTAGTGTCGTAGTGCCAGTTATAACCTCTGGAGAAAGGTTATTTAAATTTAAATATTGATCTAAATTCTCTGCAATATCAATTGGTCCTCCCTGATATTCCTGGGAGACATAATACTGCTTTAAAAAGTCTACAGACTTGGGGGATTCGCTGAGTAAGAATTCTGGTAACTGATTCTCAATAATTTGTTGAACTTTTACTCTAGCGTCAAAACCAGTTGTAATCATATCTCCTTATTACCTCGTTAATTTTCCGTTTGAATAACTTGACCTTACTGGGAAATCAACTCCAGAAATTTGCTCTCCGGATGCTATAGTATCCTTAACCATATTTATAGTGCTTTTGGAGACATCAAAGACCAAATATAGGTCTTTGAGACCAATTACATCATTTGATTCTGGGTATGCTTGAATCTCAATTACGTTGTCTTCTAAAGAGGTTGAAATGATATTAATAGTATTAACTATGATCTCTCCATTGATATAATCTACAGTTCCAATAGACTTCTTAACAATCTCATATTCATTTGGATCTAATGTTGGTTTTACAATAGAAAGAATGCCAATGTCACTATTTTCTGATGGAACATCAACAAAATATACAGTGTCTGGTTCTCCAGCAATCTTAAAACCAGTACTCTTAATATTGTAAGAACCTATTGTTTTATGGAATCTATTTCCAAAACAAATCTCATACTGTGCAAAGGTATTAATAATACAATTAATATTCCTTCTCATTTTTACACGAGTGATATTTGATGTAATTGAAGTATCAACATTGTCGATGACTTGTAACACCTTACTGTATTTGAATCTCCCCCCAAATTTGTTGAGATCTACGGATTGTGAATAAGTATCTAAAGAAGAAACAACTCTAGAATTTAACTGTTGAATATTGCTAACTTTGGAAGAATCATAAAAGACATCACTATCAATCTCAACATACAGTAGTTTGAGATCTATAATTTCCTGATTAATTCCAGAAACAGAATATTGTTTGAGATCATTTAGAATTTGAGTTTTTGTAAAATCTGAGATTGACGTACCATTTTTTGGTTTAATACTCAATAAGACTTTACCAAATTGTGGTGGATCTAATTCTTCACCACCAACAACAGAAACTGATTCGGTATTTGGATAAATTTTTTGAATAATCGCCTCATAATCTCTTGCAGTCACAGCACGATATTGTGAGGAATATACCCTAGGAGCAAAGTATTTGATTGATTGTATAGATTCTATGCTACTGCCACCAGAAGCACGGTTGACGGTGCTTACAGATACCGTTCCCGATGGAGTTACAAGTATATCGCTACTGTCAGTCGTGGTTCCAGAATATGAGAACAGTGAAGGACCATTTCCATCTTCACCATCAGTCGTAATATAACTGACTTTAACGGTCGTTCCAGATTCTATTTTCTTTCCAAGAATACCATCACCAAATAACAATTCATACTTTTCATCGGCAATTTCTTGCAACAAATATATTTCTGAATTAGAGTCTATTTTAAAGATATTATCAACTTGCCTATATTCACGAGTGCCAACCTTAACAACAATCGTGCTCGTATCAATATTTGGATTATTTAAAATAAATCTTTGATTGGTTGAATTATCGACTACGAATTCTTTGGTGAGGTAAATTCCCTGATAAACTTCAATATTATCAAATGAAGCAACCCCATTTACATTATTTCTAGTAATGTCTTCTGGTACTGAGAATGTGTATGAGGTGTTGTCAACCGCTCCAACACACACTAAACCCGCTTTAAGTACTATTTGTGCCGAAGTGCTTGAAGATGCAATATTGAAGGACACAGTTGCCTTTGCGGCACTTCTAGAACGAGGAACATATCCAACATTTCGCGCTAAAGAAACTACATTCTCTCTTAACGTTGCCGAATCCAAAAAGGATTCATTGACAATCATGTTCGAGTTGAATGCAGTAATATAGGTATTATATGCAAGCGTATCGATTAGGACAGAAAAGTTAGATCCCTCAAAGTCAAAATCCGTGAAAGTTGAATTTGCACGGAGATAATCCTTGATGGACGTTTTTATCTGATCAAAATCTAGATTTGTAAACTTTGTAAAAGGCATATTATCTTGTTGCCTCTAGGATATATGAGAATTGTTGACGTGGAACTTCTAATCCCACAATAGTAAAGGTAACAGTAATCTCAAAAGCATTCAAATCTGGTCTAGGATCTACTACAACTCGTGGATTTTCGACTCTTGGTTCATAATTTTGTATCGCAATTTCAATTTGTTTCTGTAAAACTGATGCCGTACCAAAATCTACGAAGTCAAATAGACTCGTTTTTACATCGGCACCAATTGTGGGGTTAAAAAATCTTTCGGTTGGAACGGTTTGAACCAAATTACGAATTGATCTTTTAATTGCATCCTCATTTTTGAGTACGAGAATATCCTTCGTCACTGGATGCATGTCAAATGACAAACTTATATCCTTAAATGCTCTGGATATTCTCTGTACCGCCATTTATGAGGAGAATTTATGTATTTTTATTTATACCTTCATCCAGAAATCTTACCATAATATGGTTCCGTACCATAATCCCAATCATCATAGTCCTCATCATTGCGAATTTTCTCATGAATTTCGTTTTGATGTGCAAAATCGTGCTTTTTGGGTGTGATATCATCATTTGCAATCTCACGAAGCATCTTTTGATGCTGATGATTGCCCAAATTATCCAAAAAATCGCTTTGAGGAGTCATTTTTTCGTCTCTGTAGTAATCTGTAACAAGTCTTGTGGTTCCCCACATCTCTCTCATGTAGTTTTTATCTCTGTCAACGGGTGAATTTGCCATTTTTGCTCCTGTTTTTGGTAAAACAGAACTTTTTAAGGGGTTTCTATCCCTTTTTCGTATTTATTTTGCAATTCGTGCTCCCAAAAATACTCCTCAGAGTGTCCAAGAGATCCTGAACAGTGAGAACCACCATTTTCAACGGTAAAACTTCTTGTAGAAACAAGAAAATCTGGTTTTTTGAGTGTTGGAGGAGTTAAACTCTCTTCAATCCAACGACATCTATTGTTTGGATATAGACCAATCTGCCCATTTGGGAGAACGATGCAGTTGTGAGACTTATGTTCTTCAGGAAATTCTGCAAATGTTAGGTCTGGAACATCCCTGTCAGCATGATATGAATCAATCGTGAACAAATATTTACCATTTTGAGAAATATGACCAGAACGATGCTTAACTTCTACAGACATCGTATATAAAAATTGTTTTTCAATGACTCTAATATCATAATC